ACGTCGTTCAGGGCAGATTCCTGCATGACTGCTTCGTCATCGCCAAGAAGGCCAACGGCATTCTTGTCGCGAAGAGCACGACCTGATCCCATATTGACACACAATAAAGCCCTCGGGAGACCGGGGGCTTTTCCCCTATGAGGAGGAAACAAATGTTTGAAGTAACTGTAAATACCCGGCGTGCGGTCGTCGGGAGCAAAGAACCGATTACAACCAGCTCTGCCGGTATTCAGGTGCAGTTCACGTTCTCGGAAGACTGGGACGGACTCAGCCGGTTCGCCATCTTCCGGAACGGTGAAGACATGAACAAGATTCCGGTCGCACTGCCGAACTCGAACCTTGTGACGATCCCTGCCCAGAGCTGTGCAGAAGAATATATTGACGAACCTCTGTTTGTGGGCGTGTACGGTTCCGACGGCGTTGGGACGGTGATTATTCCGACGGTCTGGGCCAGTCTCGGCGTGCTGAGAGAAGGCGCAGTCACGACGGACATCATCATGCCTGCGGAGCCGACGCCGGATATGTGGGCGCAAATCCTCGCGATTGCCAACGAAGCTGCGGCGATTGCGGATGAGTGCGAAGAAAACGAAGAACTCCGGATCACAGCAGAACAGCTGAGGGCGAACGCGGAGACCGCCCGAGCCAACGCCGAAATACTCCGGGCGCAGGCGGAAGTTGAGCGGTCCGGGAATGAGACCCAGCGCCAGAGCGCGGAAACTCAGCGGCAAACCGCGGAAGGTGCAAGGGCGCAAGCGGAAGCTCTGAGGGTACAGGCGGAAGAACTGCGGCAGGCGAATGAGACGAGCCGAGTATCCGCAGAAAGCGACAGAGCGTCCGCCGAACAGACGAGGCAGAGCCAGGAAACCACCAGAGCCAGCAACGAGACCGCGAGAGTCACCGCCGAACAGGGCAGAGCCAGTGCTGAATCCGGACGCGTGACCGCAGAAACCAACCGAGTTTCAGCAGAGACCGTCAGAACCAGCGCTGAGTCGGCCCGAGCAACTGCGGAACAGAACCGGGCAAGCGCAGAAACCGCTAGAGCTTCTGCTGAGTCCGCAAGAGCGACGGCAGAGAGTACGAGAGCCTCCAATGAGCAGAGCAGGGTGAGTGCTGAATCTGCCAGAGCACAGGCCGAGACAGACAGAGCCACCGAGTTCGCGACCTGGGAAAGCACGATTGCCAGCAAGGTCCCGAACACCAGAACCGTCAATGGGAAAGCACTGTCGGCGGATATCACACTCGACTCCGGTGACATCGGATATGACGCCACAGAGACCTATCAGAGCGGCACAATCGGGGAAGCTGTGAGTGACTTAACTCGCCAATTAAGTGATTTGAAGGAAAACCAGATTCCGGGATTACAGAACGATATAGTTAATTCTGGATTGTATGACAGTGAAGAAAAAATTCTATCAGCTTACACAAGGATTGAGTACGGCATAAACACATCAAATGTATGGAAAAGAAGCACAACATCAAGTCCCGTTAGTTCCTTTTTTATCCCTGCTGATGGACAACCGTTAAGCATTACTGTTACTAGTAATGCTACAAACGGGTCTGTCATTGCCTTTATGAAAAACAATTCACATTCTGCCAATACTTCTGCTGTTTATGCAACAGGAACAGGCAGAACATTTATTCCTGCTGGAGAAACAAAGCAATATAATATCCCGTCAGATTGCAATTATATCTATATTTTGGAATCGTGGTCAGATGATTATTTGCCGCAAAGCATTGTATTTACTTACTACACGCTTGAAAGAGCATATTCAGAAAAGACAAAAAAAATAAAAGTAAAAATGCGTCACGCAAGAATTGGTTCTGCGGGGAATGAATCAGGAGCAATTGTTGACACTTGGATGATGTACAATTACGCATTAAGTGTGAAACTTATAAAGATATATAATGGGAGTGCCATTATTACTATTGATTCTACAATTCCAAGCGGTCTTTCTGTTCAACTTGTGTGCTATGACAAAAATTACGACTTTCTTGGTTTTTATAATATAGGTGAAGCACCATATAGCACTTACTATGTAAAACTGTATGTATTTAAACCCGGACAATCTTCAACAGTAACCACGCCCATAGAAGTGCCAGAAGTGGATATAACAGTTACATATCACGGAGAAGAACCAATCCTCGTTTACAATATGCCACAATCTGATGCAGTATATCCGCTTACAAAATGGATTAGTTATGAAATGAGAGAGCCACAGATGCCTATTAATTCTGATGGTATAACATTAGGTGGGAGCCAGAATCTTGTATGGAACAACGGATATGTAATACTCCCTCCGAATTATACTAGTGAAGGCTCTCCTGTAAAGCTTATTATTTTTGTTCACGGAAGTGATGGTTATAGATTTAATGAATCTGAAATTCGCAATTATGGCACATTGCTTAATTTCCTTGCAAATAATGGCTATGCTGTTTGCGATTGTAGCACGATGACGAACCTTCATGCTTCTGTGTACGATGCAAACTATCCATCCCCATTGTCTTATGCTTGTTATACAGAACTGTATCGTTATTTGATAGATGCCTATAACATTGATGATAGTGGATGCTATATTTTCGGCAAAAGTGCAGGCGGACAGAATACAATACAAATGAGTTTGATGCGGAATCTCCCAATAAAAGCCGCTGGTGTTATAGCAGGCTCTGTTGATTCTATCATTAACGCAAAGGTTTATATTGGTTCAACTGAATGGGCAGCTATTATCTTGTGGTTGCAGAGCCTTGGAATTGATACAAGTGGGATCACATCATCTGATTATATTAAAGACAACAATCCGCTGTGGACTGATATTGTTGAGAATAACTTTGAAAAGTTTATTGGATTCAACCCAATGTGGTTTGCTTCTGCAAATTTTGATAAAAGAACATTTGCGGAAACGGTTGCAAGCATAAGTTGTAGTGAAGCGAATTTAAGCAGTAATCAGACAATCCAAGATATTATTTCCGATGCGGAAAGAATCCAATGCGCGCCAATTAAATTGTGGCACGCAGAAGATGATGCGAATGTTCCAATCTCAATCGCAAGAATGTTCCAGAAAACAGTTAGAAACGGTGGTGGAATTTGTGCGATGCACACTTTCCCGTCTGGATATGGAGCGCATTGGATGGGTGATACTGCTGAAGAAGCACCCAAAGTTGACTTTGACACGAAATACGGTGGTACTATTAACACAACGGTCGTTTATGCAGAGTTGATTCAATGGTTTAATCAGTGGTAATTAAAGAAGTGTGGATGATGGTAGCAGTTAAAGGTATGGACATGCTTTTATCATGCTGGTATTGTCCATTGAAACAATTCGCAATCGGCATTGGTGACGATTGTCTTGTTGGAGTAAAAGAAACTATGTACCAGCAAAGGTCGCATGATCGTCCACTTATTGAAGTGTCAACACAAGAAACTAACGTCACTTAATGGCCTAATTAGGTGATTCAGGGACCCAATTATTGACCGGGAACACCGAACATGATAAAATGAAGAAGGGGCGAGACTTAGTAGCCTCGCTCCTCCAACCACGGGATGATGGCCTTTGATAATGCCCACGCTTTGGAACGTTCTTCGTCCTGACAGTATTTGTCTAACCGGGCATAAACGTCAGGCGGCAGAGTACAGGAGAATTTGACGAACTTTTCAGCCTTCTCTTTCTCCGATCCAAAACGGGGGCGGCCTCGCTGAGTTTCTTTCTCAGTCATAGGGCATCACCTCACGGAACATTTTATCACGGATGTCAAGGAGCACGAGATGAAAATAACTTATGATGACGCAGCGTATATTCTTGGCTACAAAGAGGATCACCCAATAAGAAAGCATCTGCTGTCGTGGGAATTAAGACGGTTAAAATCTGGCGGTGCTGAAATCAACGGATATGTCAAGTGGCCTTTTTACATTCTGATCTTCATTCCGTATATCATTGCCAGCACGGTTTACAACATCTGGGATGTAGGATTGAGGCACGGTGAATATATTCTCGACCGGAATGTATACTGTGAAAGAGGTGCGAGATTCGACTATGTGTGTGACAGGATCAGAGACAGATTCCCTGATTTTGACTCAGAAAACGCTTAGTCACTTAAATTGGTTTTCTGGCATGGACTGAAAATGCCCGTAAATACTGGGGTTTTCGGGCCTCGAATTTTGACAGGCCTAATTAAATCACTAACGACTATCTCGTGAAAATCATGCGAAATCACGAGATAGTCACGAGTTCGGAATTCCCGAACGACTGCCAATAGCCAAGGGGCGGCTGTGATATGCGGTAGGGAAGCGTGGTTGCCCAAGGTGGGCTTGACGGTGGGGCGAGTTCGATTCCGCACTGCGCGGCTCCGTAACATATCAATACAGCTCAAAACCGTACCTACAAAATCAGGAGGGATGCCGATATGCTACTTGTACGGATCATGATTTACATTGCCGTCGTATCGGCAGTCATCATCTTTTTCATGGGAGCTTCAGGAGGTGATTCACCTTGATTACCAGAGAAGAGCTTGAAGAATTTATCGAGGGATGCATATGAGCTATCATCAAACTATTTACAACCTACTCCGAGGTTACGGTCTCTCTGAAGCCGGTGCGCTTGGAATGCTTGGGAATTGGGAATGTGAAAGCAACTGCGAACCGTACAGAGTGCAAGGCGACTATCAGGCAAGCCGAGCAATCAGCAAAGCTTATGTTGATGCAATTTCCAGCGGACGCATGAGTAAAGAGCAATTTGCAACAGACCAAAAGGGATTTGGTCTTGCCCAGTTTACTTATCCACAGAGAAAAAGAAATCTTTACGATTTTGCTCTTGGCTGTATGAAGCCCATCGATTCTTGCTCCATGCAAGTAGACTTTGCCATGTGGGAGCTTCAGAATGAGTATTCCGGTTTGCTGGCTTTCCTCAAGACCGCAGAAGCAATCTGGGACTGCACTGACCGTATCTGCCGGGAGTACGAGCGTCCTGCCGTCAACAATGTTCAGGCACGGTATGAGGCGGCACTGCGGATTCGCAAAGAGCTTGACCTGTCAGGGACGGCAGTTGTTTCGGATAATGCAACAACTGAAGAGAAACCAGAGGAACCGAAACTTGAGACTTGGCCTCCTCGCGTGATTGACGAGCATTGTTCCGGCTGGGCAGAGGTCTGGCTTTTGCAAGCGCTTCTCAAGTGCCGGGGCTATAACGTGTTGGTTGACGGCATCTGGGGGAACTTGCTGACGGATAAGGTCAAGCAGTTCCAGCGGGAACACGGTCTTGATGCAGACGGAGCTGTTGGCCCTGTTAGCTGGGCCAAACTTATGGAGCGGGGGTGACACCAATGCAGAATCTGACACCGGCACAGGCAACCGTTATTGCCTCGATCATCTCAGGACTTGTGGCAGTCATCGTCTGCCTGGTTAATAATCGGGCAGTGACAAACAAGCAGAAAATCGCGGATGCGAAACGGGACGCGAAGCTTGAAATGTGGATGCAGACCGTGGACCGGAAGCTGGACACACACAATGGTTACGCAGAGCGATTCGAGGAAATCAGTACAGATATAGCGGAGATCAAGACCGCAATCCAATTTCTGAAGGAGAAATAATATGGACAAGAAAGTATTCATCGTCGTAACGAAAGAAGCGGCCTACAACATGGTGGCGGAATCTGTCGAAGAGGTTAAAAAGGAATTTGACGGCGTGTGCAAAATCTTTCAGGAGGCAGAATAATGACTATTGACTGGAAACGGAAACTCACAAGCAGAAAGTTCTGGCTGGCTGTGATCGGGCTTGTCAGCGGCCTGCTGATGGTGTTCAAGGTTGACGGGGAGACGGTGGAGACCATCTCCGGCGTAATTATGTCGGCGGCTTCCGTCATCGCGTACATCATCGGGGAAGGGATGGCGGACGCAGCGGCAGTAGAGGCGCAGAAGCCGGAGGAATAAACCATGGCATTTGTCGGACAAGTAAGAGCCGGGGACGTTACCGGACGAATCGGGTCAAGCCTGTACGGTGTCTGTGCCACGGCAGCGAATGTCGCGGCAAAAGAAGTCGCTATAGAAGGGCTTGACACCCTGATCCCCGGCCTGACGATCCACGTCAAGTTTACGAACTCCAACCGCACGAACCCGGCGACGGAACCGCCTACCCTGACGATTCCGACGATTGACAATGTGGCTCGAAGAATCTACAGACACGGTACGGTTCCGCCGGGCATGACAGACAGGGAGTCGTGGTACGCAGGTACGGTCGTGGCGCTGACCTACGATGGTACGGCGTGGGAAATGAACGACTGGCAGAGCGATACGCTTTATGACCTTGCTACGCAGTCCGCAGCGGGGCTGATGTCGGCAACGGACAAAACGGTGGTTGACAACCGGACAACCTCGTTGACGTTCCAGAATGTGCCAACCTCTACGTGGGAGTCGGACACGGTGACGTATCCGAGCTATCCGTACAAGGCGACACTTTCCTGCCCGGGAGTCACTGCCAATCACTTTGCGCAGGTCTGCTTCAACCCGGAGCACGTCCTGAACTATGTCATGGCCCCGGTATGCCAGACGGGCGCGGATACGGTGACGGTCTGGGCAATGATCGACCCGGGCGCGAGCATCACGGTCCCGACGGTGTTCGCGGTTCTGCCGGACAGGTGAGGTGACACATGGCATATCAGACGACAGGCTCCATCACGGGGATGGACGTATTTCAGGCAGCGATCACGATTATGGACGAGCTGTCTGACGAGGGAAAGTACAAGTACGAGGACACGGAAGAATACCGCAATCGGACACTCTCGATTCTGAACGTACTTCAGAATGAGCTGTATCCCTTCAGCGATACCTATGGACTCAATCAGGAGTGGCGCAGCAAGCGCAGGCCGGTGGCAAGCAGGCTGGAAGACCTGTACAGTGAGATCGATCTCGACGATTACTGCGCGGGGACGGTGCTGCCGTATGGACTGGCAGCGCATCTGCTTCTCAACGAAGACCCAAGCACGGCGAACTACTGTCAGCAGCGGTATGACGAACTGAAGGCCTCGCTCATGCGCGGGATGCCGTCGGGGAGTGAGGATATCACGGACGTCTACGGCGGGATTGACGTCAGCCCGTACAACGAATTCAGCCGCTGGGCATAAGGGGGCGTGACGGATGGCAAGGCCGAAAGGCAGCAGGAACCGGCCGAAAGACGGAGCGCCGGACCGGCCGTACCGCACACCGGAGGAGCTGCAGGCAAAGATGCAGGAGTTCTTCGACATAAGGGAAGGCGGGGACGCCTTCCCGTCCGAAGCCGGAATGAGAATCTTCCTAGGCCTTGGGCACAAGAGCTGGAACAGCTACGTCGAAGACCCGGCCTATGAGCTGGTTTTCGACTGGGCGCAGGACATGCGGGAAGACTGGGCGTCACGGAAACTCGCGGAGAACCCGAGAAGCGCACAGGCGTATCTGAACATCCTAAAGCAGCCGAGCAACGGCGGCTGGATCGACCGGAAGACGGACAAGGAAGACAAGGTCATTGAGATCCGGGCGGCAGGCGTCGGAGGGCCGGAGGCGTTTAAGCAATGAGCCGGGGCGTGAACAAGATCGGGACGGACCAGACGGCGAGCGGACAGACAGAATCAAAAATCAAGGGCCTGAAGGTCTGGGACCCCGGGGTGGCGAACCCGAAACAGCAGGAATTCTACATGGCCAAAGAGCTGTATGTGGGATTCGGCGGCGCCAAGGCCGGCGGCAAAACCCACGCGGTGCGAATCAAGGCTTTCGGCGCGGCGCTGATGAATCCGGGCATCCGGATCATCATCTTCCGAAAGACGTATCCGGCGCTGGAAGAAAACCATATCAGACCGCTCAAGAGCATGGCAGTGAAGACCGGAGCCGCCACCTACAACGGGACGACCAAAATGCTGAGCTTTGTCAACGGCAGCACCATCCGATTCGGCCACTGGGCCGGGGCGGACAGCGAGGACGAATACAACGGCCAGGAATACGACCTCGTGTTTCTGGACGAGGCGACGCAGTTCTCGGAACGGGCGTTCAATCTGCTGGCCGGTATGCTCCGCGGCGCTTCCCCGTACCACAAGCAGATGTTCATCACCTGCAACCCGGGAGGCGTGGGGCACAACTGGGTCAAGAGACTGTTCATCGACCGGGACTATGAGACCGGGCACGAAAACCCCGAAGAGGACGAGCATCCGGAGGACTACCGGTTTATCTGGGCGAAGGTCGAGGACAACGTGCAGATGCTCAAGCATTCGCCGAAGTATCTGGAAACGCTGTCAAAACTCCCGGATGATGTACGCCACGCCTACCGCTACGGCGACTGGGACGCGCTGGGCGGCGGGTACTTCAAGGAGTTCAAGAAGCCGACGCATGTGCGGAAGGCCTTCCGGATTCCGGCACACTGGAAACGGTATCGGGCATTTGACTACGGCCTGGACATGTTCGCCTGCGTCTGGTTCGCGGTGGACACGGACGGCAGAGCCTGGGCATACCGGGAAGTGGAGAAGAAGGGCCTGATTATTCAGGACGCGGCGGCACTCTGCCTGCAGAACAGCCCGGCGTTTGAGAAGATCGAAATCACCTATGCCCCGTGGGACATGTGGAGCCGGACCAAAGAGAGCGGGAAAACGATGGCGGAGCAGTTCCTGCAGAACGGGCTTGTCATCGTACAGAGTCCGAGGGACAGGGTGCAGGGGCACATGGCAATGAAAAGCATGATGGCCCCGCTGCCGCT